CATCTGTTCCTAATTTTTTAACACATATTATAGATTTAACTGCTACAGCTTCTGGATACACAGATTTTGCATAGGCTTTTAAATTTTCTAGATCATCCCATACCCATTTTTCACAGGTATCTAAGCTATCAAATACCAAAGGTTTATCTTGATACGACTTAATACTGACCGAATCTTTTCCTTTATACATCGGATCAGCAAAAAACATTATTATTAAAATAATAAATTCTTTCATAATATCCCTCCATTATTATTAGGGTATCACAAAAGTAAGCATTTAGCAAGTTATGATTGTTAATGGGTGATAAGTGAGTCGTCGTTAAAGTACATATCGTTAATAACATCTCGTATTAATCCGGTTTGAGTATATACTATAGTAAACTGTTCTCTAAAAAATCTATTTGTTCTATATAGTTTTTCTACATATATACACGATACATAATTTTCTAGTAATGCTTCGTACTCATCTTCATTATTTAAACATTTAGGATAGAATGTCTCGATTAATTTATGAAAATAGGCATGCTTATCTTGTATAGGCATACCTATCAAATAGTCTAAAGTATCATTCTCTATATCGCTTAGAGTTATTTCATTCATAATAAAAAAGGGGATAGCTAGGCTATCCCCTTTTTACTCCGCATTTAGATTATTCAGCTACCGATTTTGGCGTATAATCGGCACAGGCGAGACCCCGACGGGTGAGAACCGTCTTGACTCCACGAACAGTTTTATCAAAGTGATCAGCGATCTCTTCAACAGTCTGATCGAGTAGATCCTCAATCCCCTCATAAGGATCACTCTTAGAAGTCTTTTTATCACGCTGGGTAGCGCGGAGACCCATGCTAAGAAGTTTTCCACGAACTGAATTAACAGTGCGGCCCAGAGCATCTGCAATTTCTTCCAGATAAGCATCTTCGCCAACCATCGTTTCAATTTGCGCTTCTTCATCCTCAGAGAAAGTGCGCGGTGTAACCTTCTTTTCAGCCGGTTTAACATGGGAAGTCATTTCGAGTGAAAGAGCTTTCCCGTTAATTTGCCGTGCGGTAAATTTACCGTCAGCAAATTCAGCAGCAATTTCTTCTGCCGTATGAACGCCAGAGTTTTCAGACAAAAACGCAGAAAGAGCGTCCGTTTCGTCAGCAGAAAATACAGGTGCTGCACCTGGCTTTTTCGGTACATCAAAGCCTAGCTTACGCAATTTAGCTGTGATAGACCGACGTGGAAAACCAAAGTCTTCCATTAGCGTTTCGATAATATCTTCGGTAACGCCAGAAGCGGCTGCATCATGCATTTCAGCAACCATTTCATCAGTGTATTCAAACTTACTCATGGAATATATCCCCTCGTTGATTAGATTTTGAAGTTTGCTCAAGAAGCTATTACCTTCTTGACTATGTAATGATTATAAGAGAAAAATGTATTTCAAGCAAGATTAATTTTACATTAGATTGTGTTTTTGCTTAAAATATAATAAACTTATTTTTGTGCTTCTTTTGTAATTTTTATATCCCCAATACATCCACAAAATGTAAAGGGGCATGTAATTACAGATGTAGGAACTCTAAACGTTTTATCAAACATATTTCCAAGACTTAACTTATTATGCGATAAAAAGCAACTTGCACCAAATATATTTCCGTTTTCAAGTATATGTAATTTTTCATGTCCCGCATAACACTTCATACCTTTAAAATTAGTTAAAGAATCTATAAACATAAGTCTTGAATCTATTTCGATAATTTTATCATCATATGTAAGTTGTACTGCTTTTTCATATCCTGATTCTATTTGTTTATCAGTATATTTATTTATTATTTCTTTTTGAGAATCAGTATAATCAAATAATTTACCATATTCTATATTATTAGATGCCATATTCCAAAGAGTATGAACATCAGAAATATCAGGTAATTTATCTAAGATATATACTGCTTTATCAAATGACTCTTTTTCAGTATGCATACATATTGACCCGCGTATTGCATACCCTATATTTTTAATTAATAAAACTTTTTCAATAAATTCATCAGGATCAGAAAATTCTGGATGCCATGATGCTTTTATTCTAAACTTATCTTTATATTTAGGTAAAAAATTTTTTTCTATGTATGTTTTAGAAATACTAAGATTAGTAAGTACAGTAGAATAACTTCTATTAAGATTTATAAGAACTTTTACTAAATCTTTATAAAGAAATGGTTCTCCACCTAAAAAGTTAAAAATTATTTTTTTATTAGGATAAAAATCTGTAATATAGTTTAATGCACTATATATCTCTTTATAACTACGAGTAAGTAATGGATGATTAATATCATGAGAGGTACAATAAGAACAGTCATAGTTACATCTAAAAGTAAATGTATAATCTATTTGTAGATCATAATTTTTAATTGATTCTACTTTTAGAAGTTTTGACACTAGAAGTTTCCGTTCAGCACATTCCCCATATTTTGCCAATAGTCTACAATAGTAGTTCCTTGTTGATTAGCTTTTTTATATTTAGAACTAGTAGTGTCGCCCGCAGTTATTAGTGCATAGCAATCTTTAGTAACTGTAGATGTTACTTTAAAATTATATCTTTCAAGACGTTCTGCAAGTTCATTGCGTGTCATATCTAATTTACCTGTAATACAAATTTTACGCACAGGTATATCAGCAATATCATCAGTAGTAATTTCTTCTGATAACTGTAATGGAAGATTATAAACCCAATCTTCATTTTCGTCAAGCCATGTTAGTACGCTTTGTACCATAACAGGGCCGACACCTTTAATATCTTCATACCCAATATCTCGTAGATTTTTAAACTCAGGAATGTGTGATACTATTAGTTTAGCAGCGCGTTTGCCTACAGTATGTATTCCAAAAGATGCTAGAACTAATGAATATGGTTTAGTTGTGACACGTTCTATTTCTTCTGCTACTTTAGCTCCGTTCGCCCCAAGTATATCCCAATCAGGATCATCAAATAAATCAGCGGGATGTACAAATCCCATTTTCTTAATTGATGCAGGGCCAAGTCCTTTTATCTCTAATGTTTTGATAAAATGTTCAACTACTTTAGATGTGTTAACTGTATCAGAGAATAGTTTAGGGCCACTTCTTTTTAGTTTATATCCCAGTGTGGTTTCTGCGTGTTCTTTAGTTATTTTTAATCCGTGCGAGGAATGTTCAAGAACTCGTAGAAACTTAGGAATAACTCCACCAGCTCTTTCTATTTCAATACGGTCACCTAAACCAAGTTTATTATTCTGTATCTGTTCTATATTGTGTAGAGTAACACGCGTAATTGTAGCATCATCTAATATAACAGGATCAACAACACCTGTTGGAGATACTTGTCCTGTCCTACCCACTGTCCATAATACATCTTTTAGTATTGTTTCAGCAGTTGTTTCCTCCCTGGTTTTTAGCGCAACTGCAAATCGTGGATATTTAGAAGTATATCCTAATTCTTTACATTTTCTCCAATCATTACAACGATAAACAACACCATCGCATGGATATTCCCATGCTTCATCCATCATAACAGTTAGAAAATTCATATTCTCTAACACATCCATCTTTTTTAGATAGTTCATATTCCATGATAGGATATCATGTGCTATAAACTGTATATTTCTCTCACGAAATTCAAAGGGAGATTTTAGACCGAGCGCACCGCTAACATAATTGCGAAAATTATCAACATCGTTGTCTGTGACACATTCGCCATTTATTACAACTTGCGCGTGGTCTGTAGTGATTCTAGATGGTACATTGGAGATTTCCGCCGCAAGTGCTGTAACATCATCGCCTCTATCTCCATTCCCTCGAGTGAGTGCCAAATGGAGTTTTCCATTTTTATAAATAAGTGTAAGATTAGTGCCATCAATTTTTGGCGCACGCACATCCATGAAGGATTCGATTTCTGATTTTTCATATACTTTTCTTAGAGAATAAAGGGCATAAGGATGACGTATTTTACCGGCAGCTCCTCCAACTTTCAACGTTGGCGAATCCGAGTCTCTCCATCCTTGGGTATATTCCATTTTTTCAAGTTGTTCATAAACTCGATCCCACTCCGCATCGGAGATGCGTGGCGCAGATAGGTTATAATAAAAATTGGAGTGCTCAAGAACGTAGTTCTTTAGTTGTTGGTAGTTCATGCCTAATCCTATATTAATGAATTAAAGTAGCATAATTGAAGGGCAATGTCAAGATATTTTTTAATTAACTGTCAAGCTCATTGATAAGATCTCTCAAATACCACTGAGCTTTTTCTAAATCTTGTTTTTGTAAATTTTTATCTTTATATTTTAAATTATAACGAGTAACATATTTAATTATATTACCTTGGCCATATGACATATCCCAAGATTTAATATAATCATTTGTTTCTATACCTTTGTTATAATGAGGAGGATGATTAACTGCATCTTCTTTTTTAACTATAGGTTTTCCCCATAAATCAGCAGGTACATCTTCTCTAACAGGATATATTTCTTCTCGTTTTTCTTCTTGCATTTTACGAACTATATATTGATCCCAACTTTCATTAGGCTGTCTATCCCATGTTTCTTCGAGTTTACTAGTCATCAAGTTTACCTTTTATAGCTATAAGTAATTTATATAAGTTTTCTTTCTTGTTAAGATTAGTACCTTCTATCTGAATTTCAAGAAGTTCTTCAAGATCTCTTAACATTACTTTAACTGTTTGACCTTTATCTGCTTCATTAATTTCAGGTTTTTCATATATTTTTAATTGAACAAGTTTACTTATAACACTACGATACCCTTTTCCAAAGTGTTTGGCAAGATCATGTACATCTTTCATGCCATCTTTAGTATATAATGAAATTAATTCATTTTCCTGTTCATCACTCCAAGCTTTAACGCTCATATGTTTCTCCAAATTCAAACTCAAATTGAGTAGAGTGCACGAATCTTTTACTAACTTCAGCCGCAGCATCTTCTAGGAGGGGTAATAAGGAGCAAACTTCATCTGCTGGTAGTGCAAAACCACTCTTAGTGGGGAACCATTGTCCAGTATCCCCATCCATTGCATATTCTCTAATATGTAAATACAAATTATCTCTAAATTCATTTACGGTAACTTTAACGGCATTTCCATTATTTTTATGAAATGCCGTTCCGTAATCTTTATCCATTACTTAGTTTCTACAGTTGTATCCGTTTCAGTCGTAACCATCGTTACTTTTTTAGTAGGTTTTTCTTTTGTGTCCGATGAATTCCATTCTGCAATATGTTCATCTATAGCAGCACCTGAAATACCATTAATTTTAAGATATGCCCTTAAATCACCTTCATTATCAAAAGCTTTAAGTTTATCTCTACTGATTCTCATTTAAATACTCCTTTAATGTAAAACCCTCTACTGGTTTATTAATATAGTCTTTACCCATAATATAAATATCTTTATTTTTCTCACTAATTTGATTTAACCACTCATTATAACAATTTTTTACGCCTTGTAAACCTCTTAGGTAATGTGCGTTAACTGTATGAAAAGCGTTACTCCACCATATAATTTGAGTTCCTCCTTGAGACACTTTAGAAGTAAGCTTTTCTGGATTTATACAAATATCACAATGAACATAAGAATGTTTAAGTTTTTTGTAATTATCCCAATGATTTTTTATTTCTTTTTCAGACCCCCACCATTTTATTTCTTTATTCCATAAATCATTATATGATTCATTTTCTGTTCGTGTACCTGCTGTTTCATTTATAGCATATTTTGTTTTTGCCCACATTAAGAAATCAGGGTAATCTTCACCATTCCAAGATTCTAATAACATTTTTTTAAATGCTAATGCTTGTTTACTATAATCATAAAATACTACTTCTGTAGTATCTTTAAATCCGAAGTTATTTAAAATAAAATTTGGTTTAAATGCCGCTGCAACAGAATATATTTTATCTATTGGTTTATTTATTTTTATATATTTTAAATCATAATATTCTTCTGTATTCCAAAAAAATACACAAGTAGGAGCATAACTTATTATATTATTAATCCATGATAATTGATGTTGCAATTCTGCAGCACTTTTATTAGGATATACATATTGTTTTTGATCGCGTATTTTTGGATGAAAATTATAAACAGTTAATCCATTTGTTAAACTCGTATTAATAAAATTCCAACCGTCGACAAGAGGAGTACATACTAATGTTTCATCTGTAGGTTTTAGTGATAGCGGAGTATAGTCATCATGAATATCACGAATATGTCTTTTTGCTTTTACTAATGTAGTTTCTTTATTACTCTTTGTACCATAAACAGGTTTATCAAATTTTTTATAATATTCTAAATTAACAAGTAAACATTGTTTATGTAATCCATAATATCCTTTTCCTGGTTTATACGCAGAATTAGGATTATGTTTATCCATTATATGTCCTGTTATAAAAAAATTATGAGTGTCCATCCATTTTTCTAGTAATTCGAAAAAATATGATTCTTTTATTAAATGTCCTACACATTGTATAATACAGTATTTAACATCTTCTTGTAGTGCTTTATCAAGTATTTCATTTACAGAAGTACCTGATAATATTTTTCCAAAATATTTAAATCTAGTAAAAAACTCTGTTAGTTCCTTAGACTTTTGAGCAGCTGTTGCATTAGGAATAACACGCGAATCATCTAGTATAGCTACTATATAATTTTTATTTAATCCCATTTTTCTCATAGCTGTTTTCAATTAACTGTTTCCATTGTTTATTTGACTTATAATTGCCATGAACTATTATATGATATCTATCTTCATTACTTTTATTATAATAAGCGTGTACATTACCTACATCTAATATATAGGCTTCTCCTTCATTAAAAGGAACAGTTCCATGTTTAGCCATTTTCATAACACAATTTTTTGGATGATTTAATGCTATATTGACAGGAGATAATTTGTATTCATTCATATCATTATGAGGAGCTATAAAACCACCGGGTTCTAGTAACATAAATCTAACACGATAGTAAATATCACATGGATAACGATATTTAAAAAAGTCAGTTGTTGTTGGACAAAGATGTTCTATTTCTGTCCATTTATATGGGGTTTCTGCATTTGAAGAATATCCATAGGAAGTAAAATGATTTGTATGACGAGCAGATATACCATGAATACAAAGACTAGCCCATCCTTTATGTTGATATCCTTGAATTTGATCTTCTGCTCTATGTTTTACAAAATGACTTTTAAGTTTCTTTGCTTCTTTTAACATAGATTTATAAGGAAACTTAATATCAAGTTTTAGCCAAGGAATTTTACTTTCTTTTATAATCCAGTTAAAAGTTGCCATTCCATAAGTCCAAATCAAAGCTAAAACTGGTTCCACAACCACAGCTCTGTTTAGCACCTGGGTTATCTACTACTAAAGTCTTTCCAAAACCTTTATCTGATATATCAATAACTGATCCATATAGATATTTAAGACTTACTGAGTCTATAACAGCTTTAGGAGAATCACAAAACATAATGTCATCTTCACTTAATTGACTATCTTCATCCATTAAATAGTTAAACCCAGAACATCCTCCACCGGATACTCCAAATCTAAAAAAAGAATCTTCTTTTTGTAGTGTTTGTTGAATAAATATTTTTGCTTTGGAGGTAATGGTAGGTAACTGACCATGAACTTCCTCATTTATTTCCGGTGCATGAAAATGGAATTCTCGTAAAATTTTATCCTCAAGAGATTCTTTGAGGCTGTACACGCTCTGAGACATTTCTAATCACCTCCTCATACTTTTTACAAACATTAGTCCAAGTATTTTCCATTTTAGCATCTCTTACAGCTTTTTGCAAATTTTCTTTTTGATGATGGTGATAAACACCTTGAATAATTTGTCGAACATTTTCTTGAATAGGTTCATTTATAAAGGTATGTGTGCTCATAAGAGATGTTGCATCACCAGGTTTAAGTGCAAAATATTCAGGGTCAGTTATATTTATAGCTTTAGTAGATATATCAAATCTTGCGCCTATTTCTATCGGGATAAAATCATCATGAGGACCGGCATTAGGTAGAAAAGGAAAACAACCACATGCAACTGCTTCTTGAATATGCATACCAAAACCTTCTGCTCTATATGGATGAATTATGCCCCAACAATTTTTATATATACTAGCCATTTCTAAATCAGATAACTGATCGTCAATATAAATAATATTTCCACATTGTGTTTTATATTGAAGTTTTATAACCTCATTTAAAAGATTGTTCATTCCATATACTGCAGGATTATCTTTTATAATCAATACTGCTTTATCAAATCTTTTAACAGCATCTTTCCATGCGTTAAGTAGTATATCAACTCCTTTTCGCCATTGCCCATTTCCTACAAATACAAAGTTATAGTTATCTGGGTCTATACCTGGATATGGGTCAACAGGATCAAGATTAAATATTTTATCATCATAACCATTTGGAACTACAGCTATATTATCTGGATTCATCCCGCCTGTAATAAATATATCTTTTTCATAATTAGAAGGAACACATAATGTATCTGCAAAAGTTTCAAATCTATATTGCCATTCAAAAGGTACTTTTGGAAACTCCCAAGGTTGAATATAGATAACTTTAGTTTCTTTATTTGTCGGCCAATTCCAAATTGGAGGGTATGAATGTCTTATTTGAATATGTACATCATCACATTCTTTTTCAGATAAAGTTTTAATAGTTTTTATGTTATTTTTATTAACTTTAAAATCATTAGTTAGTTCATCTAAAGGAGTAAGAAAAATATTAAAATCTTCAACTTTATTTAAATTTAATGCTATTTGTCTATTAATAATTGATAAAGAATGGTTATCAAAAAATTTACCTAGTATTTCAATATTAATCATTAGTATGCCTTATCTACAAATTGTTCATAATAACTCATCAGTTGTTCCGTTTTTACAGGAAATAAAGAAGGCCATTGCGCTGCTCCTAATCCTGATGTTTTAAAGTTTCTTAATTCTGCATAATTATCCATTGTAACTTGATTCCATAAATCGTAAAAAGGATCTTCTTCAACAATATCTGAATGTCCAATATTATGAATTTTTTCATGTAAATCTTCTTTTTTACGACAAAGACTATAATGAATTGCTACTAAAGGACTTAATATGCGACCCATTCCTGAAGAGCTTTTATCTGTCCAGCGAGCGTATGTAAAGAGACTATTTTTATTTGTAATAAATCCTTGATTTTCTCCAAAGAAAGGTGATTGATCTAATTCTGCTATAACCAAAGTAGTATCATCAATTTCTTTATAAGGTGTAGCCCATGTCATACATATATCGTATTTATCAAGGTAGTTAACAGTTAAAGGAAGAAAATCAATAAAAAATTCTTTACTATTAATTAGTATCTCATCAGCATCAACACTAACAATTATATCATGTGTACATTGTTCTTTTAAAAAATTTCTTTCATAGTTATCGTTTTCTATTGCAACTTCACTTTTATGAAAGTTTTCTTCAATAACAGATATTTTTGATTCGGTATCTATTAAGGATAATTTTTTCCATAATAAATTTTCATCAAATGAGAATTTATTATTACTCCAGCTAATTCTATCTTTATCTAAACCTAAAATTATTTCATCAACATATTCATAGTATCTATCAATACTGTCACACAACAGATGTGCATCATAGCTTATTAAGCTTATTACACTTTTTTTAATCATTTTTTGCGAAAGCCTTTTTTCTAAATCCATAAATTGCAATACCGCTATAATATCCAAATGAGTCTGCACAACCAGAAGAAATTCTTTGAAATTTAAATTCTGTAACTACTCTATCTGAGTATTGTTCTACCTTTTGTTCAATAACAGGTGCTATTTCTTCACTAGAATAATTTGAAAAAATTACAATACATTGTCTTGAAAATGCATTAAATACTTTTTTAAAGAAATCATCATATATATCAGCATTTACAGGTTCTAAATCTACAAAAATAACATCAAATTTAGCATGACTTGACCAAGAGATATCTTGAAAATTAGATTCAATTATTTTAATATTTTCTGAATTGATTTCCTCTACAATTTGATATTTTTGGAGAACATCATATAAGTGAGACTTCATATTAGGCCAGCCTTCTTCCATATATTTTTGTGGCTCTCTAAAATCAAATGTAAAATTTTCTATACCTACAGCTTCCGTTTTAGGATTACCATATAGTGCGGCTATCAATGTTGATGCTTTATATACACCTAATTCTAAATAACGTGTACCATCTTTTCCACAGATATTATTTAAAAATGATTTTAATTTTATAGATGATTGTCCGTGAAGTTCTCTCTCACTATCGGTTAATTTTGATTTTTCACTATCTGACATTTTTAAACAGGCAGCTACAAATTCTTCACTAAGTCTAGGCATTATTAATACTCCTAAGTATAAGTTGATCTATTGCGTAAAATGGAATTGTAAATAAAAGCATAAGAAGTGAAATAAATATTATACCCACAAAAAATGGAAATAATGCTATTAACCAAAGTACTCCACATATACTGGTAAAAAATCCAACTTTACTTTTTTCTTTCATATCCAATGCTTTTTGCAGATTTTCTTTTGTAACAAATACTTTATCAGTCATTAACTTTCTCGTCAAGTGTTTTATAAAATTCAGTATTTTCCCATTTCTCTTTAAGAGTTTGTAGATTTCTCATTTCTGCTTTAACCTTATTTTGATCATTTGCTTTTATTTTCTTATTATCTCTACTTTCGAAATGTATTAATCTCACAGGTATTTGATATATTTTAAAACCTGCTTCTCTTGCTCTAAGACAATAATCAACATCACGATTATATGTCCATTCGTATTCTGGCGAGAAATTGCCAAGTTTATTAAATACTTCTCTACGAATATATATTCCACCAAAAGTAGTCCATGCTACTTCTCGTACATGATCATATTGACCAGTATCTATTTCTAAATCTTCTTTAAATCTTCCTTGTGTCTCTAAACAAAGTCCACTACCAAAATGATCAGGATTATTATCAGTAAATTTACCTCCTGCTGATTGTATAAATATATTTTCATCTTCATCTTTAGCAGGATATAATAATAAACAACCAAACATACCTGCTTCTGGATACTTATCTACATATTCTAATACTGATTCAAACCAGTTATTATCATCATCTTCAGCTAAAGGATACATATCTGAATGTAAGATAAAGATATCATCATCAGAATATTTATTCCAAAGTTTTTGGTACATCATATCAGAACCGATACCTGCAAAATCTCTTTCCCAATGTACAGGTAAATCCCAAAGTTTACGTTTTAATTCTACTACATCCCCATCATTTAAATAAGGGCAAATAATTTTAACACTCATATTAGTTTTTCCGTCCATGTTCTTGGTGTGTTATCTCGAATAAATTCTAGATCTAAATGATATTCAAAAGGCCTTCCTTTTTCATTTATTGAGTCTTTTTTAATCCAATCTACCATTTCTGCAATTGTTTGATCTGTTGTTACTGTAGTATTATAATTAAATTCTTTCATTATTTTTTTACTAGAACAATATGCATTTTTAACTTCTGCTGGTCTATCTGGAAAGTGTTCTAAATTAGGATATTTTTGGCAATAATGCCCAACTCTATAAGCAAGTTGTTTAATAGATATTTCATTTTCATGAGGTCCGATATTATAAACTTGACCACATATATCTCTTGTTGATTCTATCATTGTAATAACTGCTGCTATACAATCACGTACATTACTAAAACTTCGTCTTTGTTCTCCATCTCCATATATAATTATAGGTTTAGCCTGTAAACAACGATTAATCATAATACCTACAACATTTCTAAAAGGATCATAATATCTTTGACCCTTCCCAATAACATTATGTGGTACAAGAGTAACATAATTTAGCCCATGTAGTTTATTTAATAATTTTAAATGTTGTTCTGCCTGTACTTTAGCTAATCCATATGGATCTTCTGGAGCAGGTTCCATATCTTCTGTAAAAGGAGGAGTTTGATTCCCATATCTTGCCATTGAGCTACAATTTATAAATAATTTAACATTATTATGTAAAGCAGCACTTGCAACATTAACTGTTCCATGCACAATACTTTGAGCAATTATACCAGGACTAAATACTGATAGACCTTCATAGGGAAGAGCTGCTGTATGAAATACTATATCAGCTCCTTCCATTGCTTTTTTAAGTGCTGGATAATTAAGAATATCAATTTCGTGAAGGTTTCTGCCTTTAGGAATATTTGATCTCATTCCTCCAATAAAATTATCACAACCCGAAACTGAATACTCTTTTTTACATTCAAGTTCTGTTGCTAAATTAGAACCTAAGAGACCTCCAATTCCCGTAATAAACACATTTACCATATAAATCTTTCCTTATAGTGTTTAACAATAAATTCAATTTCTTTATCAAAATCTTTTTTAGGTGTCCACCCATACTGTTTTAAATGATTGCAACTAATAGAATATCTAACATCCTGTCCAGGTCTTTCCCATTTTAAATCAACATATTTCATATAATCAGGAACATTAACTTTAGCTCTACCCATAAAGAAACAGTTAATAACTTTTTGAACAGTAGCATAGTTATTTTGTTCAAATTCCGATGATATATTATATATTCTATTTCTATCAGCTTTTTCATATAATAATATTATAGCTTCTGCTGTATCTTCAGCATGTGTCCAAGTTCTAATAGGTTCTCCTCTATTATGTAACCTAATTAATTTATTTTCTTTTAATCTTTTTATTGCAAGCGGAATTAATTTTTCGTGATATTGAAAAATACCGTAATTATTTGATGGTCTTGCTATTATATAATTTAAACCATGAGTTCTTGCCCAGGATTGAATTAACAAATCAGCAGCTGCTTTAGTAGCAGCATATGGATTACTAGGATTTAGTGAAGAGTTTTCGTCAAATTGTCCTTCCTCTATATCTCCATATACTTCATCAGTTGATATTTGAAAAAATAAAGGTTTATCGTATGAACTTAAAGTACAATCAATAATTTCTAATAAATTTCGTACACCATCTATATTACTTTTTATAAATCTATTACAATTTTTAAAACTATTTTCTACATGACTTTCTGCTGCTAAATTAAATACAACATCGCATTGAGGTATTCTTTTAATTTTAGTTATATCTTCTTCTATAAATTCATATTTACCTGGAAAATTTTCTGAAAAATATTGAAGTTGGGTAGTATTTGATACATGAGTTTCTTTATCAATTCCATATATAAACCAACCTTCCTGTAATAATTTTTTTGTTAAATGATTGCCTATAAATCCCCAACAACCTGTTACAACAGCACTTTTAATCATACTCTGTAATATCTCCATGAACAGGGTAACAAAGTATTCTTTTATATAATTCATTACTAAAAGGATAGGCGGGATCACCTAACCTTAAAGGTTTGTAATATTTTTTAGCTTCAATATTACTAAAATATGAATCTTCAGGTTTTACATAATTATTATATACCCAAGGTAATACAAAAGGTAAAAATTTATCATCTGAATAATTAGGAAAAGCCATTCCTACATCTGCCATACTTAATTTATAATGAGCATCATAATAATTTTTTTGATATACCTCTACCATTTCTTCAATATCAAATTGATCCCACCATTGTAATATACCAGCAGCAGTTATCTCGCTCATTTTAAAATTGCTACTTCTTTCATCAAATCTATTATCTTCATCATAACCAAAATTAATAGCTTGTCTTACTACTTTTTCATATTCTGTATTTATAATAGCAATACCACCTTCACCAAATCCTATTGGTTTAGTATGGTGTAAAGAAATAAAAGAAGCTATTCCATAGTTACAACTATTTTTTTCATTATAAAATGTATATGGTGTAGCTGCATTATCAAATACAACTACTTTTTCCATTTTACATGCTTGTTCTTGAATATAATCTATATCTTGTACATGACCAAAACAGTTAGTTATAATTAATATATCACCATAATTTGCTAAAAAACCATCAGTCATTTCTGCGCCTAAATTATCAGTATAATCAATTACGATTGGACCTTCACAGGGGCCTACGGCTGACGCGGGAAAAGTAAAATTTTCAGTCGTTACTCTTAGTTTTGTTTCTGCATTTTTTCGTAATCCATATATGAT